AATACTTTTTATCCAATTAGAAATCAAATATGGCAGGTCGTGCCACAAAGTCATTGAGTCAAAGTGACAAAAAGAGACTTCTTGAAAGCATTCCAAATATAACAAAGGCGATGGCTGAGTTTGGCACAGATAGGAAGAGAAATGAGTTCACACTTGAAGTGATTGAATCTCTGGATAGGTTTGGTGTTAGGCGGAGGGATAATTTATTTGCCATTGTTATGCCTTCGGGTGCTGGCAAGACGGGTATGTGCAATAGGTTTGGCTTCATTGACATTGATGTTTGCAGCACTCCAGATGAACACGATTTATTGAATAAGATGAGACTTGATTGTCTTAATGGTAAACAGGACTGGATAGAGCATAATAACTATTGGCTATCATTGGTTAACGGAACACTCGATATGTTGGATCTATCTAAGGATACAGTTATAATGGTGCATAGTGAGATTATTGCACTGAACATTGGGGCTACTCCATTAGTAGGATTGTGCCCAGACGACACATTGTTTAATATGGTGTACTCACAGAAGGTGGCAGCTGGTAATAGACCTGGTGCTATGTTAACAGCACTAAACAGGGCTGAGTTCTTAAGTCATAGTAATGTGGTGATGAAAACCAAGAGAACTTTCTCTAGTTTTGATGAGATGGAGAAATTAGTTATAAGAACGTTACTAGTTAATGAAATAGCTGTGGCATGTCCTTATAAATATGGTGTCTCAATTAAACCAGTGGGTTATGCAGACGACCTACCTGACTGGATATACAGTGGAGATAAGAGTAAAGTTGATACTAAGTTACTGGTAGAATTGTTTGATTCAAATATGGTTCCAAAGGTATGCATGGATTATTTTATGAAGGGTGATGATATACCTGCTTCCTTTGGATTCGGACTTAAGATGAATGAGTGGGCAGTATTTATGGCAATGGTCAGATCGGCTACTACTGATCATAAGGATTTTGATATAGGTAGTGACATGGCTGACGTTTTTCCGTACTTGTATTCTAAGAATGAAACTAGAGCTAATGTTACAATGCAGAGATTAGTTAAAGGGTTAGATGTGCTAAACAATGCTGATGTGTATGATATTGTGGGCCACCATGTTGGGAAACCTAATAATTTCGTTTCAGCTGTTGTGTGTTATTGGCTCGGTATAGCTTCTGAATTGGAGTGTCGTGTCACGATTAAAAAGATGTTAGGTGTAAGTTATAGATTATGGACAAGCATATTTAAAGAATTTCACTCATTAATACGGCTTAGTAGGTTCTTTATGAACACTGAAATTAGTGAGATGGAAAGGCAAAAGCTCATGTACATTAATCTGCTAGTCGGCAAAGAAATCGCTGATGCTAACTGGGAGGATGAAGTGGTTGACAGATCAGTTGATAGTCCTAGATCTAAACACCTATCTTACAATGCAAACTTAGGCCTGTGGACAGAAGAGCAATATTGGCGGGATTTTTGTGAGGCTGTGGATACTTCATACACACGTATGAATGTTAACAAAGTAGTAAACATATCTGGGTTCAATGATTTCTATGAGAGAAGGGCGAACTGGCTCACTAAGGGGAGCACTGTTTTTACAAAACTTGATGCCGATATGAAAATTTATACACAAGATATGGTCAATGAGGTTGGTGATATTGTTGGCGCTATCAGAGGGAGACATAATAAGAAATCATTGTTTGAAGTTTCAGATGTCATAAAGGAACTTGGGGAGGATTTTGAGATGTTGAATGTGACAAAAATAGTGACTAAGTTGGATGAGTGTGGGCATGCTAAGAGAGCATTATTCCCGGGTAGTCTATTGCATTATATTATATTCTGTTATGTATTATACTTTCCAGAACAACAGGGACAAGTTGGGAATGTTAGGTTAAATGCCCCAGCAGATGATTCGATTGAGTATTTCGAAAGGAAAATGGGTTCTATACCTCATCTTCTATTTGACTGGGTTAACTACAATTCCTACCACTCACAAGATGAGATGGCTTTGGTGATACAACGATTGGGAGAAGTAGTCCCTGGTCCAAGCGATTACGCCATGTTTTGTACAGCAATAGCAGCTAGTATGTACCACATGTGGTTTGTTGACCCAGAAGGTGGGCTGCATAGGTTAGGTCAGGGGCTGTACTCAGGTTGGAGAGGTACAACCTGGATTAATACTTGTTTAAACTACAATTACATATACTGTGCCGAAATGAGTTTTATGAGACTGTATGGTAGGCAGCCTTTTCGGTACATTGATGGAGGTGGAGATGACTTAGATGCTGGATTAAATAGACCAGAAGATGGGTACATACTATTGGCAATCATGAAGAAAATGAAATTTAAAGGGAAAGAGATCAAACAGATGTTGGATAATAAAGCTGAGTTCTTTAGAAATACAATTAGTTCATCTGGCGCCTTTGCCAGTCCAACGCGGGCGTTAGCGACCTTTGTAAATGGCAAATGGGAGGGTTCGGGATTGGTCCCAATTAAGGAGAGAATAGGCGGTATACTTGATCAAGTATCAAAAGTGGCAAGGAGAGGTATGAATAGGCAATTTGCTAATAGTTTAGCTGTAATCTGCCTAAGTCACTGGTGCAGGCTATCAAGTGGGTCCAGTTGGATGTCTGTGCCAGCTAAGGTGATGCACGGACACCCAGATGATAATGGATTAGGAGTACCTGATCGTGAAGGTAGGTTATGGAGGTTGGATCCCAAGGTTCCTGAACCTAAGGTTATTGAGGAACCTGGTTCTCCACCTGGTTCATTGGCATCAATGGATTACTTATCTACGTTGTGTAGAGAGCTGAGTGAATTCAACATTGATATAGCTGAAGTTAGTAGAAGGCAGACTGAATTAGCAAGAGCATCGTTTGATATATATGAGAAATATGATTACACGCCAATCTTAACTTATGAAGGACAAGTGATAGATAAGGTGCCAGCAGTGGAGCCAAGGGAGAATAAAGTAGTATTTGAAGTATTTACAGAACACGTCAAAGTTTATAAGAGAGATAAAGAGATGGCAAGATTGATGAGGTATGCGGAATTACTACCCGACATGGTAGTCGGTGAAAGGAAAATAACTATACAAGAATTGTGTGAAGTGTTGGGATGCAGAGTGGATCCAAAAATATTTGAGTTCAAAGGAGATATATACTATAGGAGGATGGTCTCAGAGCCAATCGCTAAGTGCATAACTGATTTTTGCTTAGATTGTGTGGGCTATCACGGTTACACAGTGAGGCAAGCGGAAGATATATTTAAGATATTGTGTTGGATGTGCTATACGCAGTACGAATTTCATATTTAATGACTAGGAGTGGTCTTGAAACTACTCAATGAGAAAAACGCAAGGGGTTGGG